GTTCCGCCGCGCCAGGGCTGGAGGTCTCTCTGGTCACCTGGGCGGCGGGAGCGGCGGCAGGCCAGATCAACCTCTACTGCTGGAAGCCGACGGCTGCCAATGACTGCACCCTGATCGCTGCCACGGTGGCGCAGAACGTGGAGTGGCTGGCGATTGGGAAGTGAACTGCCAGGGGCCGGCCATGCGCCGGCCCCACCTGAGTTCTGGAGGTGAAGAATGCGAAAAGAAACGAGTGCCCTGTCAGTTGAGGGAGATGCTCCCGCCGAGTCCAGCCTGCCTGCCGCGGCCACAGCGCAGGCAGGCCCGGGACCGAGCGGTGGAGGGGCAGTGGATCTGGCTGATGCTAACCTGAGCGGTCCCGCTTCTGCTCCGGCGGGCGCGGCAGTCGCGGCTCCTGAGGTTCTACGGCGAGTCGGCAAACTCACCGCTCTGATGGCGCTGCCGGAGCCGGCCCGCACCGAGGCGCTGGAGAAGATCACGAACTCCGGCGTGACCGTGAACCTGCGCAGCAAGACGGGTGAGGAGGTGCGCTGGCGCTACGGCGAGCACATCCTGATCGTGCCGCCGACGCCCAAACCCTTCGCGGCTCCACACGCCATTCACCTGCTCTTCTGCGCGGCTGACCTGGTGGAGGAAGCCGAGGAGTAGCAGATGGCCATCGACGCGATGCCAGGATCGGAGTCTGCGAACTCCTACGTCACCCTGACGGAGGCGGAGGCTTACTTCGCCGACCGTTTGCGCGTCGATGCGTGGAGCGGCGCGAGCGACGCAGACAAGGAGAAGGCGCTGCTCACCGCCTGTCGCCACATCGAAGCCTGCCGGATACGCGTTCATCGTCGGCCCTACGGCTATCCCGGTGAGCCGCCGGATGTGATGGGCCGGCCCTATGATCCGCTGGCTCCTTCCAATGCAGACCAGGCGCTGTCCTTCCCTCGCAAGAAGGACAAGGACAACGCCGGCGACTACGCCATCCCGAAGCGGGTGAAGGAGGCGCAGTGCGAGGAGGCACTGGCGCTACTGGCGCATGGCGCAGATCAGGAGCGTAGGCGCGCCCTGCAAGCCGCAGGCGTGAGCTCGTTCTCCGTGGACGGCCTCAGCGAGTCCTACGGTTCGCCGGGCGCGGCGCACCCGCTGGAGAGCGCGGAGGCGAGGGCGCTGCTCATGCCGTTCATTGACAGGGGCGGCGTGGTCGCGACCTCGGATCACCCTGACGGCGAGCTGTCCGTGGGGAGCGCGATATGATCGGCGATTACCTGGCCCAGGATGTATGGCGCAAGCCGCGGACGGCCGTTGACGGCTACGGCCAGCCAATCTTCGGCGCGGCAGTCCAGACGAAGGGCCGCTGGCTCGAGAAGCGCCGCCTGGTGCGAAACGCCGAAGGCGAGCAGGTGATCTCGGAGGTCACCGTCACTCTGGGGCCGGATGAGCCGTTGGCAGTGGGAGATCAACTGTCCGCCGACGGCGCGACTTACCTGGACGTGATCGCCGTCTCGGTCTCCCGAGACCTGGGAGGCGGGGCAGCACTGAAGCGAGCCTATCTGTAGGCTCAAAGGGAGGAAACGCAAGATGGGACTCAACTGGAGATTGACCCTGAGCAAGGGCCTTGTTGTGGGCGCGCTCGCCGCGCTGGGCGTGTGGGCGGCTGATATCCACGCCGTTTCCGCCTGGTGGGCCGGCGCGGCAGTGCTGGCAATTGAGGCCGTGCGCGACCTCATCAAGGCGCGCTTCGGGAGTTTCGTTCCGAGCGGATAGCCCATGCCCACCATCCGCCGCCAAACCTACGGCAAGTTCGGAGTCGCCCTCAAGGGACTGGAGGAACTCTCGCGCCAGCTCGCCCGTGACGGCGAGGTGTGGCAGCGCGTCCAGCAGGCCGCGGTCAAGGGCATGGTCGAGAACACGGAGGATTTGCTGGGCCGCGCCATGCGGGATGCTCCGGTGAACGAGGGAACGCTGCGCGCCAGCGGCTCGGCCGCGGTCTATGCCAATGGCCGCGCAGTCGCTCGCCGCGGTTTCCGCGAGATCGGCTCCGAGCCGGTCGAAAGCCCGGAGCGCTTCGAGATGCAGGGGCGACGCGCTATTCACGAGGGCGGCCTGGGCGACGCCGTGGTCGGCGAGGTCGGGTTCAACACTCCCTACGCGCTCGTCCAGCACGAGCGCCTGGACTTCAATCATCCCAAGGGCGGCAAGGCCAAGTACCTGGAGGACAACCTCAAGGAACAGGCCGACCGCTACCAGGGCAACTTGAACGACCATCTGCGAGGGGCGCTCGCATGAGTCTGCTCATTGACCAACTGGCCGCCTACCTGGAGAGCCAGGGCGAGGGAACGGTGGGGACGGACATCTTCAAGATTCACCGGCCCTCCTCCCCACTTGCCTGCGTCAGCCTCCACGCCACCGGGGGCTACCCGCCTGACCGGTACACGGAGCGCGAGCACCCCACAGTCATGCTCTTCGCGCGGGCGGCGACTCCTGATGCAGCTCTGCGGAAGGCCTACAGCCTCTACGGCAAGCTGCACGGCAAGCAGAACCTGGATCTGGGCGGAGACCTGTGGGCGCTCACCATCGAGGCGGTGGCCAGCCCTGCATACACGGGGACGGAGCAGTCCGCCAACCAGACTGCGCACCTCGCATCTTTCAACATCGCCCTTGATCTGCGGAGGCCGTCCACGCCATAGGCGGGCGAGCTTCGTAGGCAGGGCCAGAAGGAGGAAATGAAGTGGCAACCATCACGCAAGTCTATCCGAGTTACGCGAAGGCGGGAGACTCGGCGATCAAGGTCATCGGCACGGGGTTTCTGGACGCGCCGAGCAAGACCAAGGTCTACCACCGAAAGCACGGGCAGACTGCCTGGGAGAACGTGGCCGATGCCAATGTCACCTACGTCAGCGCCACCGAGCTAACCGTCCAGATCGACGCCCCGGACACCGACGGCTGGGACAACGGCCTCAACGATGTGGGCGTTTCTGATTCGGGGGAGAGCACGCCGGACGGCTCCGTCGCCCAGGCGCTGTTCTTCTTCACCGCAGGCGCATTCTCGCCTGACGATGTCATCAAGGGCGCGGTGGAGGAGCTCTACATCGAGGGGCTGTTCATGGGCCACACCCATGGCTCCCTCGATATCGAGCACGGAGTCGAGACCTCGGAGATCGAGGTGGACCAGTCGCTGCTGCCGGTACGCACCATCAAGGCGGGAGAGACCTTCTCGCTCGCGGTGCCCCTGGCGGAGGTCACCCTCGAGCACATCAAGGAGGTCTGGGGAATCTCGGCCTCCATCGAGGACCTCGGCACCGGACGCCGGCGTTTGACCTTCGGCGGCGACACCGTGATCACCGAGAAGTCGGTGATGCTGATTCTCCCGGCAGGCTCCGGGAAGAGGTTCGCCCTCACCTTCTACCGCTGCGCAGTGCTGGCCTCGGGCACCCTTTCCTGGAGCAAGGAGGAGCAGGTTGATCTGCCGATCCAGCTCACGGTGCTTGCGGACACGAGCCGGCCTGCGGGCGACCAGGTCGGGCGCTGGGAGGAGTACACCGCATAGTCGGCTCCTTGACAGGATAGCCACAGCCGGGCCCGGGGCCTGCCCCAAGAGGGAGGCGCAGTGAGCAACGCCGGGCCAACTTCGGGGGCGGCCCGGCCTGCCGCAGGCGTCTCGCAGTGATGGGCCGGCCGCCCCCGCTGATTGGAGGAAGCATGTCAAAGGCGAACGCAAATCCGAAGCCGCCGACTCCCGACGAGGTGGTGATGCCCCAGGAGCGCCGGTTCCAGGTGGGCGAGCGCGAGATCGTGGTGCGCCCCCTGGTGATCGGGGACTTCAAGCGCATCGCCGCCGACTTGGGCGCGATTGCGCAGCGGGTAGCCAGGGAGCATCCGGAGATTGATCTCGCCAAACCGGACGAGCACCTGGAGGCGATCTTCCCCATCCTGGGAGAGGCCATAGGGCGGCTGTTCCAGCGGCTCTTCGGGATCGAGGAGTCGTACCTTGACGAACACCTGACCCTGGCGCAGGCGGCCCAGATCATCGCCGCCGCGCTGGAGGTCAACCAGCTCCCGGACATCCGAAAAAACGTGGGGCGCGCCCTCCAGCTGGCGAAGACGACGGCGATTCCGTAAGTCTGGGCTGGGCGGGCGCGTTTGATTTGCTGCAGAGCGAGTATGGATGGACGCACGAGTACATCCTCTGGCGCGTGACCCCGGCGCAGGCGCTGGTGTGGGCGGACTGCATTCGCCGCAGACGAGCCTTGAGACTCGCAGAGGAAGCGGAACTGGCCTACATCGCAGCCGCCGCAGCGCAGGGAGGAAAGAAGGCGTACCAGGCGCTGCGCTCCGTGGTGAGGCGACTGCGCAAGGAGGCCGGGGCCTTCAAGCCCACAGAGCCAGAGGAGATCGCTCGCTCGTTAGGGCTGACGGACAGGCGCAGGAGCAGACCTGAAGCTTCGTGAGCACCGTGATCGCAGAACAAGTGGAACAGGCAGATTGCCGACAGTGGCTGCGGGGGCTTCCCTCCGACAGCGTCCACTGCTGCGTCACCTCGCCTCCCTACTGGGGCCTGCGCGATTACGAGGTGCCTCCCACGGCATGGGGCGGGCAGGACGAGTGCGACCACGCCTGGGAGACTCGCCGCTACTACACCGAGAAGACTGCGGGCAAACACTCGACCGAGTCGTTTTGCAAGCCGGGACCGGGGAATGTGCGGCGGCTGAAGGCCGCCCGTTGGCGAGAGGACGCAACCTGCGTTCACTGCGGGGCCTGGCTTGGCTGCCTGGGGCAGGAGCCAACGGTCGAGATGTACGTGGAGCATCTGGTGGAGGTGTTCCGGGAACTCAGGCGCGTGCTCAGGAAGGACGGAACTCTCTGGCTCAACCTGGGCGACTCCTTCCTGGATAAGCAGATCGCGGGAACGCCCTGGGAGGTGGCCTTTCGCCTGCGCGAAGACGGCTGGCGTCTCTGCACCGACATTGTGTGGGACAAGCCGAACACGCGGCCCGAGAGCGTCAACTGCCGACCCACCCGCAGCCACGAGTTCATCTTCCTGTTCAGTCGCTCCGCTGACTACTTCTACGATGCCGACGCGGTGCGCGAGCAGGCGGTGAGCCTGGGCCGCAAGGCCCCTGGCGGCAACTACCGCAGGAAGGGATTCCCGGATGGCGATGAGCGGCGACGGATTAGCAGCACCCTGGGCACTCTCGCCGTCCCTAATCCCCTCGGGCGAAACAGGCGCAGCGTCTGGCGAGTGGCGACGCAGGGCTTCCCCGGCGCGCACTTCGCCGTCTTCCCGCCCCAGTTGATCGAGCCCTGCATCCTGGCCGGTACGCCGGAGAAGTGCTGCGCCCGGTGTGGCGCCCCCTGGCAGAAGCGAAGCAGCCTCAACTCCATGCACAGAGCCATCCGCCTGGTTCCAACCTGTGACTGCTTCGGCTGGCCATCCCAGGCGATGCTGCCCTGCCCCGAATGCTCAGGGTCAGGCCGTAACCCGAAGTCGCGGATGACGTGCGTCAGGTGCCGGGGCAAGGGCGAGAGGCTGCAGGAGAACTGGGACGCATTCGACCTGGCAGCCTGTATCAGCGAGCCGGGGATGGTGATCGACCCGTTTGCCGGGGCCGGGACGACTGGCGTGGTGGCGCTCCAGCATGGCCGGCG